ACAAGAGATCTAACGATCCGATCCGTCCCGTTTATTCGAAAGAGTTCACCTAACAGCCAAGGGCTGGGTGCTCTGGTAGCTCTCCCATTGGATTGTTTCCTTTGGGCGAGTGACAGGGCACACTCCCTTGCGCTGGTCAAGTGGCTCAAGACGATAGACGAGCTAGATTTCCTTTGGGCGTGGCAGGGAGTGCGGAAATGCTTTCTAAGGATTGCATTTCTTCATTTTCGAAGCGCGTCTCGAGGGGAATTGGTCAGGAACTTGCCGTGGCTGGTGGGCCGAGAGGGTCCTCTTTCCGAAGAGGATTACTTGACAGCCTACCAGTACGCGCGCATTGGACCTCTCCAATTCGGAAAGTTAGGTTTCAAGGAGGAACCAGGGAAGATCCGCGTCTTTGCCATGATGAATATCATCACTCAGACATTGATGCAACCCCTGCATCAGTGGATATTCCGTCATTTGAGACTCCTCCCGAATGATGGGACGTTTGATCAGCTGAAGCCGGTGAGTAGGCTGCTCAAGCGGGTCGGCGGAAAGCGATTTTGGATCGCTTCTTACGATCTATCGGCGGCAACAGATCGATTGCCATTGGCCCTCCAGTGCAGTCTTCTGCGGCCGCTGTTAGGTGATGATCTGACGGACCTGTGGGCTTACTTCATGGTAGGCCACCCCTACGGACTCCCGAAAGTGGCAAAGAGCTACAATCTGGGGTTCAGTAGTGTGTGGTATGCTGTGGGGCAGCCCATGGGTGCGTTGTCAAGTTGGGCTATGCTCGCATTGACTCATCATGCCATTGTACAATACGCAGCACATCTTGCATGTCCTATACGAACCAGCTGGTTCACTAGGTATGCGGTGCTTGGAGACGACGTGGTCATTGCTGACCGCTCCGTAGCCGTAAAGTATCTCGAGGTCATGAAGGAGATCGGGGTCGATATCTCGTTAGCCAAATCGATGGTATCGGCAACGGGTTCTTTAGAGTTCGCCAAACGGACTTGGATCTCGGGGCGGGAAGCCTCACCTATCCCTCTTGCTGAGCTCCTAGTGGCCCTTTGCCACCTAGGTGCTCTTGAGCAATTGGTGAAAAAGTGTTCGGCATTCGTGACCCTTCGAATGTCGTCCGTAGCACGCTTTGCAGGATTCGGCTACCGAAACTTAGCGCAACTTCCAGTTGCGTTCAGTGTAGGGAATCGTCAAGGTCGCTTGTTAAGTTATCTCACCCGGCCCGGCGGTGTTTGGCCAATGCCTGTTGAGGCATGGTTAAGTGCTGTAGGCCCTGGTCGGGCAAGTCAGCTTCAGGACCACCGGGTTTGGGCTACGGCTCAAGCTCTGTGGGAGCGACTGACTTCTTCCATCTTGGATCGGGCGCAACGGTTTACGCACACGCTTCAGGTAGCAAGTGAGTGCCAGTACCCCGACATCACTATCAAGCGACGCGAGCGCGGAATGGGTTCTGCGTTCGCGGAGCAAGGTATGGGTGCCGGCGTGCCTGGCGCTACCGCTGCTATGGGGAGAGGGCCAACCTCACGGAAGAGTCCGTGGGGCGCTTCAGTCATAAAGACTCTCGGTCTAGACGTCCATCGGGATGTTTGGGCCCAGTTCTTTACTGACTGGGTTGCGTATCCGTTTACCAAACGACTCCGTAAGGTGTTAGAGAGAGCTGACGAGCGACTCCAAGTACTTCAACCGAAGTCTCAGCCTCAGTGGGATCGGCTAGATGAGCTTTGGACGGAGATCTTTGAAACGGAGGAGAGCATCGCTGCTCTTCCTTCGCGGATAGACTATCTCGATCGGGAGACCGACGAGATCGCACCGTCCTCGAGGTTGATTACCTTGTGGACGAAGCTCCGTGCAATCGGTGCTCGTGGGGCCGCTCCTCCTGTAGAACTATCGAACCGACTCGTCGTCCCGGCCCCGCCGAGACGTCGACGCCCGTTAGTCTAGTCAGGACAAAGCGGGTGGGGAACCTAAAGTTATGGAATCGGACAGACCTCGCATAGGCTGTCTCGAAACCACAAAAATAGATGTGCGCACCTAAGCGCTATCTGGCCGGATAACCTCTTCGGAGGGGGGCCGTGTCCA